TCCGCAACCCCGTGACGGGAGCCACCGAATGCCCCTGCCTGCGTTGCTTGCTGGCCGAGGGTGTTCATCTGCATCTGCCGCTGGCGCTCAAGGTCGCTCAACGTCTGGCCCGTCACCATCTGCTGGTAGGGGTTCATGAACTGCCCGATGTTCGGCCCCTGTCCCATGGCCGCGCCTTGGGTGCCTGCGAGTGCAGTGTTGTATGCGCCAGCCGACTGGTTGAACACGTTGGGTTGAGCGACATTCGCCGGGTTTGCTGGTCCTGCCATGTTATGGTCCCCAATTCCGAAGCATTTCTTCTTGCGACGGCCCTATTGTCGCCACTGGTGCAGCAGGGGCAGCAGGAGCACCAAACGGCGCTGCGGGCTGTGCGCCTGTCTGCGGGTTGATGAACGGTGCCTGTAGTGCCGCGAACTGAGCGGGTGCGCGGCGCTGAAGTTCCGCCAGTGCTTGGTCGTAAAGCAGCCCCGAACTGTAGCCCTGAACGCCGCCGCCGTAATCCTGCGCCATGGGCATACCTGCCATCGGGTCAGAGGGTGCCGCCATGCCAAATGCCTGCGCAGCCTGCCCGGTGTTCTGGAACGCCGCTTGCTGCATCGGAGTGAATGCCGCCACGTCTGGCCCGTAATACGGGGTATAGCCAATCTTGGCGAGTTCGTCAGCCCGCGCCATGTTCGTGCGTGCCGCGCCCTCAAGCCATTCAGGGATTTTGACCTCAGTGGTCTGTTGACCGCCTTTTCCGCCGCCTGCCATTTTACAGTTCCTTTTCCATCACAACCATCTTCGGCTCCCAGCCCAGGGGCTTCATGGCGCGTTGCCAGCCCATTCTACCAGATAATGACATGGATGTGCAGCCCTGACGTTTGCCCCAAGCCGCCGCATCGTCAATCATGTCAAACAGTTGGTCCATGTCCCCGCCGCCCAGAAATACATGCAGCACGGTCTTGCGAGGGTATACCACAATCTCCGTCACAGCGCACGCCCGCTCGGCTGGCCACAACTGCATCCGGCCCGACCGAATGGCATCTTCCACGTCCTCAATGGTGTGGGTGCCGCCGCTGTATTCAAGCGCAGCCTCAATCCATTCTTTGCACTTCTCTACGTTCACGCGTTAATCCTCGTGATGGACAGGGCAACGGACGGGGACGCCGGGGCATAGGCTGTTGCGGCAAACGCCTCAAGGCTTCCATTTGTGCTGCTGGTGGACCACATTGCCTGAAGGTAGTCGTTAGCCGCCACACGGAAGATAGCGCCCTTGGTGACTGGCTTGGTGGCCGTGTTGTCATGCAGGCTGGCCAATGTCGTCCCCATCGGCACATCCACATCATTCAGCCTCGGCCAAAAGCGGAAATTCACTTGCGAACCGCTGGTCGAGTAAATCTGCGCTGTGAAACTGAGGAAATACAGCCCGCCTTCGTTGAAGATAATCCGGCTCTGGTTCGGTGATGCCCCCAGCGTGATGCCGTCAGAGTATCCCGATGCAGGTGTATCAAACACAATCGGATAAGCCGTATCAGCCGCAGCCGCCGTGATGTCGTTGTCCTGCGTCAGAAACGCGAAACCGTTAGCAATGACAAGCTGTCGCCATTCACCGTCTAGAGAAACGACCGGATACTTGTTTTCACGGTCCCAGAGGATTGTCCCGTTTTCACTGGCGGGGGAATTGCTCGTCAGCGCCTCAAGCTGAGACCTCGTGCGGGCAAGGTAACGCCGCAGGCTTTCGCCCCACTGACGAATGTCACCACCAATGACGGGAACAGTCATCGCAGCCCCCTGGCCTTGGCATCAATCCGCATGACGCCAACGCGCCAGTCCGACGCCGTGCCGTTAATCCGCATTCTAATCTGACGGCCCGTAAACCGCACAGACGTGGGATTGGCCATCGTATACGGCCCATAGCTGCGCTCTGTGTCGTTGGGGTAGAAGCGCGTCTTGAACGTGGCTGTGACCTGCCCCTGCGTGAACTCGTCGGGAATGAGGTGCGTCACGTTCATCACTTGGTCGCCAGCGCCGAGGCTAATCGGACCAGTTTCAGCGTAGATGGATGCGCCGCCGTAGTTAATGCCCACCTCATGCTCGTAGAGTTCATTCCCCGTATCCATCATCATGGGAAGCTGGAACACGCCACGGTCAATGCCAGAGGTGCGGGACAGTTCACCGATAGCCCACCAGTCAGCCTTGTAGTCGTAAATCACATAGCGGTCGCATTCGGTCGAACCGGACGCCGGGTAGAACCACCAGATTTCGCCCTCGTTCCCCAGCGACATGGCCCAGGCCTTGCTGATGTGGGTGTTGTTGATGTCACCGAACACATGGTCCTGCACCAAGCAATTCAGTTCACGCACCGACGACCCGTCATAGAAGTGGAACGCATTACGCCCCATCCAGAACACGCCGGAATCGACCGCCACAGTAGCCTTTCGGGCAATCAAGCCGCAAGCCGTGCCTACGCGCTCAAAGCCATACACAAAGGGCGGGCCTTGATATGTGGCGCTGTGAGCGTCTTGGTCCGTCAGGATAAGCGTCTGCCCCCGTGTGCGAACCCCAGCCATAATTTGACCGGACGTTTGCAGCAGGATGTCACCCGCCTCGTTGGTTGCCGCAGGCGTCCACAGGGTGTTGTCCTCGCGGTCGCACCACTGCACCTTGCGGGGATTGCCGCCAGCGCCCAGAGCGAACAGAAACCGCTCCTCCGTCACGACGATGCCGAGGTTGTCGATCGGGGCGTTTGCAATGGCCGCAGCGTCATTGGCTACGTTTAGCTGCCATTCCCAAATGGTGCCGTCCTGCGGGTTGCAGGCAACGAGGTATTCACCCCAGTTGTCGAGGCTCCACGATGTGGCTTCTGCGTAGATACCGCTGTTCAGGGGCGGCGCTCCGTAGAAACCCAAGCCGTAGAAACCCCCGCCGTAGCCGAGGTTCAGCGTTGGGTCCACGTTGCCGCTGGCCAGTGTCGCCGGGGTGATGTCGCTTGAGATGTTGGCCGCGCTCATGACGTAGAGCGCCGAGGCAGACCCAGCAGCAACCCATCTGTTGCCGCTGTTATCTTGCCATGCGTGCATTCCCCGCGTGATGCCAGTGAACGCATCCTCCTTACGCTCACGCCACCCACCGACAGGACGCAGGGAACCGTTGCGCCAGCGGACCAGAGACACATCCCGCCAGCGGTTTGCGCTCTCCAAGTCAGTCCCGTTGCGAATGACGCCTGGGGGTATCTGCAAGGGGATTAGCGGCATTAAGACACCCGCCAGCAGACAACAAATACATCAACTGAACCACTGTTTGAAACAACAGAAGTTCCGCCAGCGGCAACGCCTGCGTTAATGGTTGAAACCCCTGAGTTAACTGTTGCACGCTGAATGTAAAAATATGCCCAAGTCCCACCAGCCGGGAGTGACGCAGACGCACTTGGCGCAGCATAAACAATTGTAAATTGCCCAGCGCCACCAGACCCAATTGGAATTGCAGGGGCTGAAATCGCAAGCCTACCAGCGGCAGCGTCTGCCGCTTGGATAAGAGAAGTGCCGGTCGCCGTAACGCCGTCAAGAGCATTCAATTCGGAAGCCGTCGCCGTTACGCCATCCAAGATGTTAAGTTCTGCCGTTGACGCAGTTAAGCCATCAAGGATGTTCAATTCAGCGGTCGAGGCTGTCACGCCATCAAGAATGTTCAACTCGGCGGCTGTCGCTGTCAGCGTGTTGTAATCTGTCAACGTCCAAGTCACGCCGTCAAGCATGTTGATTTCTGCGGCGCTGGCCGTCACCCCGTCCAGCGTGTTCAACTCCGCAGCCGTAGCAGTCACAGCCACGCCGCCAACCTCCCAGCTACCTGCCGTCAAATTCGGGGCAATGGCAGTCGTGCCGTCCAGCAGGTCGTCAATGCTGTCGAAGTTGGTATTGAGGTCCGCGCCCCATGTGTTCTCATCGCCGCCAACGGTAGGCTTGATGAGGCTGTATGTGGTTGTGGTCGCCATTTACTGGTTCCTCGTTCTAAGCCGGAGCGTGCCGCTGGAACGGGCCGCATCGCTTGCCATGTTAAGCCGCATTGTAGCAGCAGCGTAGAGTTCCGCCCACACCGTAATGCGCTGGTCGTCGCTGAGATATGGGGCGCTCTGGACCAGTGAGCCGTAGAGGTAAACGTCAGGGGCTTGGGTCAGCAGCCAGTTGGTCGTGTTTGACACAGACAGAGCGGGGACCGTCTCGTAATACGTCAGTTCGACGCTGTAGGAGCCATCCGGCGTCGGGTAGAACTCGAACTTGTCCCCGACATGGGCGTAGAGCATCGGTGCGCCCACGCTGTCATCCACATGCCTGCGGTCCATGATTTCGGACAGGCTGGCCGTCTCCAGCTTCCTGCGGTCGCTTGTGCTGAGAACCATGCGGATTGTCTCAACCCAATCGGCGGGGATGTCCTCGTATTGGGCATCGACCGTCAGCGTGGCCTGCTCAATCATGCGCCAGTGGCGTATGTCACGGGCAATCTGGGCCTCGGCCAGCGTGATGAAGTCAGGGATGACAGCCGTCAGGTCGTCCCTGTTGAGGAAGTTGGCGATAGACGCCTGCAATTCCGCGTAGGTTGAGAGTGCCATGTCACCACTTCACTTTGTTAGCCCACCATGCCGCAGACATTTTGCCTTTGGCTATGTTCTGGGCGTGTCTGGCCTTGAATGCCTCGTTTCGCTTGGAGCCGTCAGGTGAACCCTTGGCTCCTTGCTGACCGAAGCGGATGGTCTTGGTCTTGTCACCCTCTTTGGCCACAACGACGTGGCTCTTGGTCGGATGGCTTGGGGTCCGCTTGGGCTTATTATACCCCGAAACGCCTGCTCTGGCCAGTCTGGGGTCTTTCGCCATTACTTCTTCCCCTTGGCCGTCTTGGCGCTCTCTCGGAACGCCTTGGCTGTCGGTGCGCCCTTGGTGCCAGGCTTGC